GTTCTTACCTTATGCAAAGAATAATAACCTATTACTTGAAATGAAAGGTGTCGAGAGGTCACTTGGTGCATTACCCATCTTTTATGAGTTTGAAGGAAAAGTCATGACAAGAACTCCTCGAAAAGATATGATTGAGTGTAATCTTAAAGCTATTTCAAATGGATTAGTTGTTGATAATGACAAACGAGACTTGTCAAAAGTTTACATATTTGGCCCATATGAATATGTAGATGGCATGGAAACTTTAAGTTCATCTTTAATCGGAGCTGACTTCTATCATCTTTCGGCTGACGCGTATGGAGACAATTTTGAATATGCTCAATGTGAGATTGTCGGTGTAGGTACAATTCCAATGTTTGATTATCATTTTGGAGAAAATTGTTGGGTATTTGATAAAAATGGAAATAAAACAGATAAAAGATTTATTGATCTCGAAAACTACGGACTTTTTGTTAAGCAAGATTTGAGCAATGTCGAAGAAATCATTGAAAAAATAAACGATATATATTCTAATAAGGCATTAAAAAAGAAATATCTTGAATGTAGTTATGAAATCACAAGAGATCATTGTGATAGTAACTGGATATTTCAGAAACTTATAGATGATGTGCAAGAGATAGAAAAAGCAAAAAACAATAAACCTAAACCATTATTTTAATATGACACCACTAGATCTTCGAATTAAGTATAAATTTGAAACAGGAAAAATTCCTACGTATGGAAGAGATTATGATTATGCAAAAGTAAATATATCTCCCCTTTTATATAATTATAAAGGCGCATTGACTTATGAGTACGCAGAATGGATTCAATCTCTTCAACGAGGAGATGAATGGAAACAAAATAAATATCAAAGATCAACCGGTAATAAACCCACATATTATAAAAATAGATTGGTATTTTTCACTAAAGACTATAAAGAATGGTTAGAAGATGAGTTTTGTCACTATCAAACTTGGCTAGAACAGCATAATATGACATACCGATGGGATTAATTAACGAAAAATATGAAAAAACTTATTGTATTTGTCTTAAAGAGCGTGAAGACAAATATGGATACGCTTTATCACAATTCATAAAACATGATATTTCAGTAGAGTTCTATAGGCCTGTAATTCCAGGATATGCATTTAAATTGATTGAACTTTATGCAGATAAGTACAATGATCTTCGAATAAATCATCGCTTATTCAATAAAGAATTTCCCAATGAACTCGGCGCAATGCAGTCTCATTATTATGTGATTAAATCCGCGTTAATTGAGGGAGCAAATAGCGTTTTTGTTTTTGAAGATGATTGTGCGTTTCACAAAGATTTTGATAATCTTCTTCCTAAGTACTTGAATACTCTTCCCGAAGACGCTGATGGAGTGTTATTCTATTCATATATGGATAGATTATTGCCTGAAAATGTTAGAGTTAAACCGCGATGGACTAAAGGCTTTATGAGTTGGAGTTTTCTTGCGTATGGTTTGAATAAAAGAGCAATGGAAGGATATATAAAACTCCAAGACTCACAGCCTATGATTTCAGACAAAGCTTCCTGGATTATGATGACACAGATGGGATACAATTTTTATATTGCAACTCCACCCCTAATTATTCCGTCTAAATCATTAACGAGCTCAATACGTGGAGAAAACAAAAATTATGAGAAAGCTCAATTTCTTGGCGGTAATGTATTTATGCTAGGAATAAATTCGAATGATTATGAATAAAGAAGATTTTCTTCATATAACACATATAAAAAATTTAAAATCTATTTTGAAATATGGAATTGTTCCATCATATATAGAAAATGATTCTCATTGGCAAGAATTTCAAAATTATGGATTAAAAGAAAGAAAATGTGTGTACACTTGGAATGGAGAAAATTATAAAAATTCAAAATATATTCGAGACATGATTTATTGTAAATTTTTTATACATCCTCGAAATAGATTTTATAATGAAACTAATGAATATTTAAATTTTTATGATTATGGAAAAAGAATATTTGCGTCAGATTGTTCTTTTTTGTTATTGAAAATTAATTATGAAAATTGGTTAGGAAATTGGATACATGCGCAAACACCTGGCGGAGAAAAATTTAACACAACTGTAATTATGGATGACAGATACGCTCACGATGATAAAGAGGTATATGTAGCAAAAAATAAAATTACAACATTTAAAATTATTGAAAAAATTAACGTTAGAGTTTATAAAAATAATACATTAGGTTTTTCTTTTTGTAAAATTTAATTAATAAATAAAATAAAATACTATGCCAAAATACGTTATTAATGATTTAAATTTTACGGCTGAACAATTAGTTTATTTTGAAAAAGAAATGAGAAAATATCGAGTCCCTTTTCTTTATAAAATAGTTTTTGGTTCTTTGTATAAATGGGGGAAATATTTTATGCCATTATTTTTCTTAATTATATTAATTCTTGGGCTTATACATTCTTTTTCAAATCTTGATTTATGGAATCCAATAAAAATATTAGCATTTTTATTCATCTTTGGAATAGGAGGATTAGTTTTTATTTCTTGGGTTTGGCATAGATTAAAAGTTCTCAAAGAGTGTAAACGCTTGAATTTAACTTTACAAGAATGGAATACGTTAGTAGTTGCGTTTGAGATTAAATACATTTAAATATGAAAGTTTTAATTACAGGAGTAGCTGGTTTAATAGGCTCTCATTTTTCAAGATATTTATTAGATAAAGGCTATGATGTCATAGGAATTGATAATTTATCTGGAGGATATATTGATTATGTAGATTCTCGATTAATTGATAATAGGAATTTTTATACAGTAGACATAAATGATAATTTAGACAATATATTTCACTGGCATCATCCAGACATAGTTTATCATTTTGCAGCTTATGCCGCTGAAGGTCTTTCTCCCTTTATAAGAAAATATAATTATACGAATAATGTTCTTGGATCTGCAAATATTATAAATCATTGTATAAAGTATGATGTTAAAAAAATTATATTTACGTCTTCTATGGCGGCATATGGAATCGGAAATCCGCCGTTTAAAGAAGAACAAGAACTTAAACCTGTAGATCCATACGGAATTGCAAAGCAAGCAGTAGAGCAAGATATAAGATGTGCATATGAACAATTTGGAATGAATTACACGATTATCCGGCCACACAATATTATTGGAATTTATCAAAATATTTGGGATAAATATCGCAATGTCATAGGAATATGGATTAATCAAGTATTAAATAAAAAACCCATACTTATTTTTGGAGACGGAGAACAAAAAAGAGCGTTTTCAGATATTCAATATTATATGGAGCCGTTTGAAAAAATAATGAACAATTATAATAGAGAAACCTTTAATCTTGGAGCTGATAAAGAATATACTTTAAATGAAATAGCTTTGATGCTTAAAGATATTGTAAAAAAATATAATTATAAATGTGACATTAAACACGTAGAATCTCGACAAGAAGTTAAATTTGCGTATAGTGATCATACTAAAGCAAAGAAAATGCTAGACTTTAAAGATAATACAAACGTAAATGAACTTTTAGAAAAAATGTTATTATGGGCTATTGAACAGCCGGAACGAGAAGTTAAATATATGTCCTATGAAATAGAAAAAAATATGTATAGTTATTGGAAATAAAATTTAAAATTATGAAAAAAGAAAAAAAATGTGATGTAATTATTGAAGACAAACCAGATACACTTACTATATTAGCGGGTAAGTCTTGGTATGTAAGATTATGGAGACTTGTTTCTAATCCTTTTTTGTATGTTTTTACTGGAAGATTAAGATATTAAAATAATTTAAAAATATGGAAAAATTATTAAGAAGAAGCCGAACTAACAAATGGTTGGGGGGAATCTGTGCGGGTCTAGGAAAATTCTTTGGAATTGATCCTGTGATCTGGAGATTAATCTTTATAATTGGTTCATTATTTTCATTTATAATGCCGTTTGTATTTATTTACGCAATAATGTGGATAGTAATTCCACGAGAAGAAGAATTTCAAAACTAATTTAAAATTGTATCATTATGAAAACATTAGATGAAAAAAAATCGAGTCCAAAAATTGTATCGCCATCTTTATATTTAGATTTATCTAAAAGTCTTTTAAATAAAATTGATAATTTTGTAAATTCCTTTGAAAAATTATCGCCATTAGATCAAAAACAATTATATAAATTATTTGAAGAAGTATATTCAGAAGGATATATAGGAGGATTTATAGAATAAAAAATAAATGGCATTTAAAGTATATACGTATCCTAAGTTTGGTGATCATTGTGTTGCATATGGCATTGTTAAAGAATTTGCTAAACAGCATGAACATATAATAATGTATACTGATGCTTGTTCAACGGAATGCAGAAATACAAACAAACTATTATACTCATCATTAAAAAATGTTACGTTATCTGATGAACTATATGTAGAAGAATTGCACAAAAAAGATTGGGGCATTGCAAATACAAAAATATGGTTCGACACCGTTGAACCTTGGGTAAAGGACCTCAGTCTTGCTACACCAGAGTGGTATAATGATTATTGGAAATTTGATTTTCAATGGTACATGAATGCTTCGGTTCCCTTTAATTTAAAATGGGATAATTTTTTTTATGAAAGAAATATAAAAAAAGAAAAAGAATCATATTATGATAAATTTGAGCTTAAAGATGATGAAGAATTTATATTTATGCACGAAGATGTCGAAAGAAATTATATAATAAAGAAAGAATATATTAATTCAAATATTCGTGTTATTAATTTTTCAGAATTTCAAAATGTAAATATATTGGATATACTTTATACTGTTGAAAGAGCAAAAGAAATTCATAC